TGTTACTGGGAATATTTATGTTGGTGGCTGTATAGTTTATAATTCAACAGGTACACCTCAAACTTTGGGGGATTGTGCATAATGGAAAATACAAAATTAGCTTTAACAATTGGAATGGTTGTCTTAATTAGTGCACTCGGAGCTGGCTACTACATTGTAGATTTAGACCATACTTATTACTGTGAATCGAAAGAATTAGCTGCAGGGTGCTTTAAAATGAGCACACCGGACGCTGAGATACATACTAGATGTTATTATGATACGAATAACACTAAGAAATATGTTTATTGTAAAGAAGGATGGAATTCTATTTCAGATTATCCAGATTTAGTTGCTAATTTAACCGCAGAACCGGCTAATTTAGATAAAGAAGCAGATGTAGAAAAAACTATAGTTAACATAGACAAAGATGTGTCTAATTACGAATACTGGATTGTAGGTGTAGAAAAGTATCCAGACTTAGATGGTCCTAGTGACAAAATATTCAAATGTGAATACAAGGAGAAAATATGAAAGAAGAATTTAAAAAATTAGTACCAATTTGGGGTATTAGCAAAAAAGAGGTTGAAAAGATTAGTCTTAGATTTAACTCTGAAGAAGAATTAAAATCTGCGTTAGTAAATAGCGATATAGATTTTTTGTCGGAAAGAGATGAAATAAGATTAATAGAGTTTTATGCAAATAAAGAAGCATTTGCCAAAGGTAAATGTAATGGATGTGGCAATAAGTTGCCTAAAGTCTTAGACAGAGGAATCTGTCCTTTATGTAGTGTAAGAAATTAAAATGGAAGAAAGACCTAAATGCGAAAACCCTAAGTGTAATGAACAAGCGTTTGTTTTTTATAGTGGCAAATGGCTTTGTGGCGTTTGTTGTTCTAAATTTAATTCTAAAATAAATCAATACGTATTCGATAGGTTTGTGGAGGAAGAAGAATGACAATAATCTTTTGTCCTAGATGTAACCAACGAGTATTAATATCTTCAACTTGTTCAGATTTCGTTCATACCTGCAACTCTGGTGACGCTGCTTTAGACCAAGAAGATGTTTTGAAAAGAGGAAATTGGCAAGACTACACTGGAAGTGGAGATGTACCTAATGCAAATTTTCAAGGAACAGAAAATGAACTTCAAGGACAAAGAGCAGGGATAGAAGGAGAACGAGTAAGAAAGTTTTCTGATAGGGGAAAAAGAACTTCATTGTTTAGGCAAAGGCAACATGAAGAGTTTATACAAATTAGGGAGGTAGATTAAATTATATAATTGAAAAATATTCATTTATAAACTTTATAATATATTATTAATTAGTTATCATGGCTCATATTCATCAAACAAAAAATAACAAAGATTGGCGCAAGCTAGAATTCTCAGCACCTATTACAGAATCTTGGGAAACATTAAGTGAACAAGGAAATTCTATTTCTAAAATAAAAGGTATCGCTATCAATTCTACAACAACTAGAAACGGTGTAACTTATTTAGAAGAAGAATTAGGAATGTCTGCTTCTACTTTATTAGGAAGACCTTTATTAAAAGACCACGTTAATTCTATCGATAACATTGTTGGTAAAGTTGTTAAAGCAAGTTTTAATTTTGAAAATAAAAATATTGAATTCGAAGCTGAGATTATGGATGAATCTATCCGTAAAAAACTTAGTCAGGGGTTATTAGATAGCGTCAGTATTGGTGCTATGGTTAAAGACGTTGAAGAGTCTGAAGAACATGGAGCTATTGCTAGAGGTATAGAATTTGTTGAACTAAGTTTAGTTGCAATTCCAGCAGACCCTAATGCAATATATGATATTACACAAGCATTACACGAGAGTTTAAAATTAAAGAAAGAAGAACTTGAAGAAACCAAATCAAATCATACTTATAAAAATGAAAGGAGGATAAATAATAATATGGACAGTGAAATGACAACTGCTAAAGCTGAACTCGTTACTCTTCAAGGTAAACTTGACGCTAAAGAGAAGCTTATGGCAAAATTGTCAGAAAAACTTCAGGCATTTGAAGCTAAAGAAAAGACAGAATTGGAAACACATAACAATGTGTTAAGAGAAAGTCTTGGACTTAATAGATTAGACAGTTTCGCAGACTTAACTATTGAATCTTTGAAACTTTTGAATTCTCAACTAGAGGAATTAGAAGCAGCTAAAGAAACAAAAGAAAAGGTCGACGAGAAAGTCGAAGTTAAAGAGGAAGCCGAGAAACCTGAAGAAGACCCAAAACCTTCCGAAGAACCAAAAGTTGAAGAAGAAGCTCTTGTTGAGGAACCAAAAGAGGATGAAGCTAAAGAAGCTCCTGAAGAGAAATCTGAAGAAGCTCCAGTAGAAGAACCTAAAGAGGAACCAAAAGCAGAAGAGACTTTGAAATCTAAGGTTGTCGAGGAGGAGGCAGAATCACCTGTTGCGTTTAACGACCTAGTTGTTGAGCAAACAGGAAAAGGATTCACTATCTGTAGGATGAACAAATAAATATGGCAGTTGTATTAAATTACTTACCTGTTTTTGATTTCGGAAATCCTAAGATAATTACTGCTTATGCTAGAGAAGACATCTCTGGCGGTCAATTAGTTTTCGCTTCCGGCGCAGATAATCAAGTTAGTTCTGGACTTAGTTCCTTTGTTACCTCTGATATTAAAGTTGCAGTTTGTTCAACAGACTCAGCTCAATTTACAGGAGTGGCATTAGCAGGAGCAAGTTCTGGAACAGCAATGTCTGTAGCTATCGAAGGGGCATTTATTTTGCCTGCCGATGGTTCTGTTTTTGCAGGACAAGCTATAGAACAACTTGGTGGTGTAGACTCCGTTAGAGCTTTAAGCTCTGGAGCAATCCCGTCCGCTTTGTATACAGTAGGTATGCCAGGTTGGAAATGTGGAAGAGCACTTACTGCAGCCGTTTCTGGTGGATTTGCTGTTTGTTATATTTCCCAATAAGATGGCTACAATAGATAATAAGTACGTTGCTGAGTTGTTACAAACCAGCACAGGAACTGAAGGTCAATTGTTAATAGTTCGTAAAATTTACGACACTCTTATCGAAGAAGTTAACAAAGCATTGATCCCAAGAAGTGAAGCAGCTATAGTTTTCAGCCCTTCTGACATTCCTGGCTCATCCATCGACGTTGATTTAGCAACTCCTGATAGCATGGACGTTAGACTAGTTGGAGAAGGCGCAGATATCCCATTGGATAATGTGGCTTACACAACTACTAACTTAAAACCGTTAAAATACGGTGTTGGTATCAGAATTACTAGAGAAATGATGGAAGACGGCAAATGGAACATGTTACAACACAATATTAAGATTGCTGCTAAGAGATTGGCGGAGAATGAAACAAGCTTAGTATTGACAGCACTTGATAGTGCAGCAAATACAGTATCTGGTGGAGCATCAGTTACAATTGCTAATCTAACAAGAGCGATTCAGTATTTAGACGATGCGGACTACAATGCAACTAGCTTGCTTGTAGGAAACGAAGTTCTTTATGATTTAAGGAACATCGACACATTCGTTGAAGCTGATAAGTTAGGTAACAGAGACATGATTGCATCAGGATTTGTAGGAAGACTATATGGATTGGACGTTATGAGGTTTAGCACTAATGCTGCTCCTTCAAGTACATACTCAAAATATGCGTATGTGTTTGATAAGAGTCAAGCGTATGCTATTGCCGAGAAACGACCAGTTTCAGTTGAAAACTTTGACCTTTTGAATTGTGATATGAGCGCAGCTTCTATTACACAAAGGCTAACAGTAAAAATCTTGAGAACATCCGCAGTAGCGAAAATAACTTCAAGTTAATTCGCCACGCAGTTTCAAACAGAAATTTTTTATTTTTTTTCCTTTATTTTTTTTATAAAAGGAAGTAGTAACACATAGTGACAAACAAAAATGAGGATAATACTTAGTATATCACAACAAGGAGGTAATAAAATATGGTAGGAATAATTGACGGACTCGGAGGAGAGGAAGTTAACCAAGATAGTAACGTACAAACTGAATACGCTTACGCATCAGATGTTTCTGGAGCATTAGTACAAGGTACTCAAGTTACAGGACAAACTGGTAGTATAGCTGACCTTAGAGCTGAAGCTTTAGCAACAGCAGATGGTACAGTAGAACCTAGTGAAATGGGAGCATCAAATGGTGCTTGGATTCAAGCAGGTTCAAATGCTTTAGGGGCAGGTTCAGAAGTTTGGGTAGCATTCGAAACATCATTCGGAACAGGACCACAAGCAGTATTAGCAAATGGTAATGCAGTAGATGCAGTAGTAAGCACAGGAAGTTTCAGTACAGGAAGCTTTTTCGCGTGGGGACTAAACGCATCAGAAGCATTCAGTTGGTTAGCAGTTGGGTTAAGATAAACATTAACGTAAGTTAATGTTGTCTATGCCAAAGTGCAAGGTTTTTACCGATAAATAAAAATGACAAGACCAAACAGAATAAAAGAAGTAACACTAGAAGCATTTAGTGTCGTAGGTTCTAACTTTAGTTCTTATATAGAAACGAACCCTAACGGAGAATTGCTTAGAGTAGTTGTTGAAAATATAACCTCGCCTGGAAGTATCATTCTAGCAGAAAGTGGAACAGGAATAGAATTGTGGAGAAAAAACAGTTTTACATCTGGACTAGCAGCACAAGAAGCTTATCCTGGCGTATTCATGGTAGACAGCATTGGAGGGACAGGAAGTCCTAATAATATGTGTCCAAGAATAAACAATACATCTTTGTATGTAGCAGGAAGTGGAATGACATCTGGAACAGGAACAACTTTCGGACCTATCCGAGTTTTATACAGATAAATGGTTAGAAGTGACTATAGTATTGGAAAAGTTAATCAAGCTTTAATAGGTGAAATTAAATCTGATGTTTCAGAAATGAAAACAAGATTTGATAAACGATTCGATAAGTTGGACAACCAAATTATGGAATTATTTAATCATCAATCGAAGAGGTTGCCCTTAGCTATAACTACACTGATAACTGTTTTATCGAGTTTATGCGTCGGACTAGCCGTATATTTTATTACATAATGACATTTAAAATAAAGAATAATTTTAAGGAGAAGATAATATGGTAGATGCAAATACAGGAAGCGTTGTTGGGTTTATAACACAATTAGCAGGAGATAAAGTACCGTCCAACCTTAGTGGCACTCAGATGAATTTTATTATTGAACAACAAGCACAATTCGTAGAACAATATACTGGGGTTGCAGTAAGTTTAGACGACATACCCGGAAAATATCAAGGCCCCTTAACCGATTTAACTTTAGCTCAAGTATTAAGAGCCATCGATGTTCAAGAGGGTGGAATCAATTCAGTTTCTTTAGGAGAATTAAGTTTGAGTGAAGGTAACAAAGGTAGTAATTCCGATACAGCAGATATGCTTATAGGAAGAGCAAGAAAACAATTATTAGAATTAGGTAGAAAAGTTCGAGTCTATAAGGTTTGGGGTGCTAGTTAATGACAGTCGCATCTAAGCTTCACGCTGGTGTGGACAAATTATTTAGAGAAGGGAAAACTGTTTCCGTTCAAGTTTACGCTACAAATATTTCTGGGACATCAGTCTATGACGATGACCCGACAAGATACACATCTTCAGGTGCAGCTTTAACTATTTCTGGTTTAGTTTTCCCGGTTACATCTGCATTTAGTAGAGGGAAAGCATCTTCTGATGCGTTGCTTTTAGAACAAGGAAAAATATTAACTTCTGATAAAAAAATTTATTTAAAAAATAATCCAATAATATCAGGCTTATCTTTAATTGGCATAAGTGGAACTACTGGTATTGATTATCATGAAATAGTTGGTGATGGTGTAATTACTTATACAGTTGGTGATGAAGTTATTTATCAAAGAATTTATACAAGAGTCGTCCCTGGTGGGAGTTTATTCTAATGGCTAACGTTACTGGTAGAAAAGGTAATGTTGTTAAATTTCAAGTTCTAGGTGTTGCACAAACTGCTAAAATGTTAATAGCAAAAGACATTGCAGTTAAAGGAGCTATTAGTGCCGGAATTATGCAGGCCGCAACATTAATAGATGAAGAAGTAAAAGAATCAATTGCGGGAAATAGGGCAGAAAATAAAAGTGTAGATACCGGAGAGTTTGTTAAGTCGGTTAGAATATCGCAGATGTCAAAAGATTCGGCTACAATTTCATCAGACGTACCTCAAGCAACATTCATGGAATACGGAACTTCTAGAGGAATATTAGCAAGACATCATTTTGAAAACACTAAAAATAGAAACAAAGATAAAGTAGAAGACAAGATTAAAATCTCTATAAACAGAGTAGTTTAATTATATAATTGAAAAATATTCATTTTTAAACTTAATATTATTAACTATATATAATATCAAGCGAGATATTAAATTCCAAGCGAGGAAACATGACAGTATCAACAAATACATTTTTACAAGATATGATTTTATTTCTTAGAGATGACCTTAGAGATAACATCACAGACCCAATGGTTTCTTCTAGAGCAAAACAATTATTCGTTATGACTTCTTATCCTAAAAGACAGCCTATTCAATATCCTCTAATAACAGTTAAAGCAAATAACTTAACAACAACTAAATTAGGAATAGCATCTGAAGTTAATAAAGCGGATGTAGAAGTAGAAGTTAGAGTGTGGGCAAGAAATGTAAAGGAAAAAGATGACTTAACACAAGATGTAATTAATCGTTTAAGAGATAACCATTTAGGCACAGGAAGCACTAGTGCTTATGAAATATTTGGTTTCAAATTAAGTAGTGCAAATAATGTTGATGAGGAAGATATTAAAAGTAAAGTAATGACTTTTAACTATTCTGTCATCATAGGATAATATTCAAATTTAACAAAAGGAGGTAAAAACAAATGTCAATATATGTATCAGATAACAATAAAGTATTAATGTTTCACGAGTCGGGAACTTATGCGGCTCCATCAGGAGCTTCAGGAACTTGGTTAGGCCTAGTTCAAAGTAACGAAGTTAGTGAAAATGTTAATACTCAAGAAATTCGTTATACTGGAACAGCATCAAGAAATGTCGGTCAATTTGTAAACACATCAAAAGATTATGAAGGAACATTAACATTTCTCCCACAGAATTGGAGAATGTTAGGATTTACTCTAGGTAGTACCTACGATAGCGGTTCACCTTCACCTTATACACATGAGATAAGTGAAGCGAACAGTGCATCAAGAAACTATGCCACATCAGGTCCATTATGTCCTTTTATTAGTTTCGCGATTCATGAAAGCAAGAAAGCTTGTGTAGACGGAGAATCTTTCGTAAGAACATACGCAGGTTGTGTAGCTGACTCTATGACTATATCATCTTCAGAAGGAGAACCGGTAACATGTGAAGTGTCTTATAAGGCACAACACGTAACACTAGGTAGTAAAACAACAGATATAGTTAATATCATAGACGAAGATACTTCTAGACCTTATATATTTAGTGATTGTAAACTTCATATGCCAAGTGGAACTGCTATTGAAACATTAAAGGACTTTTCCTTTACTGCTAATAATAATACAGAACCAAAACATTACTTAAACGGAAGTCAAACAGTTGCGATAGTAATACCAACAGGTAGAGGTTATGAATTAAGTGCAACATTAGATGCTGACGCAACAAAATCTAAGACATTATGGGAAACCTATTATCAAGATGGAGGAAGTTTCAATGCTATGTTACAAGTATCACAGAACACTGGAAGCGAAGAACTATTCTTAATAATGAGCGGTTGTAAAATGACAGAGTTTACTTCACCTACACCTAATGAAGGTATAGATGAATTTACTATGACCATTAAACCAACTAGCGTTTCCGCGAGTGTCACTGATTTAGTTGAGAAGTATAACTTTTGGTAAACTAGCAAAAATATTTATTTTTTTATTTTTAATTTTTAAATAAACAGAAGAAAAAACAAAGGAGGAACAAATGAAAGAAGTTTCAATAAACAACAAAACATTCCAAATCAAAGAACTATTGTACAAAGATGTAATAGGTATTGGTAAAGTTGAACCTGATGTAATGGCTAAGAAGATTTTACAATTAGCTACAACTATTACAGATGAAGAATACGATAAGTTAACTATGAAAGAAGGAATAGAGCTGCAGAAAGCTGTAAATGATATTAACGATTTACAAGATTTTCAAAGTGCCCTCAAACGATAGAGATAGAATTAAATATCTGTAAATATTTTCACTGGACGCTTGAAGATATTAGAAGGCTGAAAATAAAAGACTTTCTTGGAATAGTCGCATATTTAAGGAAGAGGGCCTTAGAGCAGAAAAGAGAAATGCAAAAGCAGAAAAGAAACTCAAAGAAAAGATAAATGGGATTTGGAGATTCATCAGCAATAACAATAGTAATAAATGCTATAGACAATTTTTCTAAAACTTTTTCTAAAGCAAATATTGCTATGAAGAAATTTGCTCCTGCCGGAATAGCAGCAGGAGTAGCCGGTGCAGCAATAGCAGTAGGACTTAAAAAGGCGGTAGATGTTTCTAGAAGTTTTGAATCGGCTTTTGCAGGTGTTAAGAAAACCGTAGAATTAACAGATTCTGAATTTGTCGAATTAGAAAAGAACTTTAAAACACTGACTACAGAAATTCCTAAAACTTTCGAAGAACTATCAAGTATAGGAGAAATTGCAGGTCAGTTGGGAGTTGAAGGGGTAGACAATATAACTAAGTTTACAAAAACTATAGCAGATATAAGTGTCACTACAAATTTAACTGCCGAAGAAGCGGCAACAAGTTTTGCAAGAATTGCCAATGTAATGGGAGAACCTATCGACAATGTTGATAGAATGGGTGCAGCAGTAGTTGATTTAGGAAATAATTTTGCAACGAGTGAGTCCGAGATAGTTGCCATGTCCACAAGAATTGTTGGAGCAGGAAAAACTATAGGTCTTACTACACAAGAAGTATTCGGAATGAGTACAGCAATGAGTTCTTTAGGTATTAGGTCTGAAATGGGTGGTAGTGCAATTTCTAGAACTATGATTACTATTGCAAAAGCAGTTTCAAAAGGTGGAGAAGATGTTGAAAAGTTTGCAGAAGTTTCTGGTATGACAGTTGAAGAATTTTCAGAAAAATGGAAGTCAAAACCAGTAGATGCTATGTCTGCTGTTGTTATGGGATTAAAGAACACTACTGAAGCGGGTGGTAATACTTTTGGAATATTAGAGGATTTAGATTTAAGTTCAATTAGAATAACAGATACTATGTTAAGATTGGCAGGTTCCGAAGACGGAATAAGTAAAGCGGTCGAAATGAGTAATAAGGCATGGGAAGATAATACCGCATTAGTAGAAGAGGCTGAGAAAAGATATGGTACATTAGATTCCCAAATTGAAATTGCTACAAATCAATTTAGATTAATAGGTGATGAAATAGGAGATAGACTTGCTCCTTATATAGAAATATTATTAGGTTATTTACAAAAAATGATAGATTGGTGGAACGGTCTATCTGAAAAAATGAAAACTACAATAGTATTGATAGCAGCAGCAACTGCAGTAATACTATTATTGGCAGGTGCAATAGCTTTAGTTAACTTAATCGCATCTCCATGGCTATTAATTATTTTAGCAGTAGCAGCAGCAGTAGCTGCAATTATATTAGTTGTTAGGCATTGGGGAGAAATTATGGAATGGTTAAAAGAAAAGACAAAGCCATTTTTTGACTTTTTGAAAATATGGTTTGCACCACAGATAGCACTTGTTAAATTGGCAATAGAGTTATTAGGTTGGGCATTCGAATGGTTATGGGAACATAAACTTAAACCAATGTGGGAGAATTTTAAAAAAGTGTGGGCTTGGTTAAAAGACTTTTTTACACCAGTAGTAGAAAAAGCTGTTGAATTAATTAACAAAGCTATTGATAAATATAAAGCTTTTAAGCAGAGTGTTGGAGCAGGAATCGATGTTGTAACTAATTTTGTTTCAGAAAAAAGAAAATCGTCACAATCAGTTAATGATGCAATTATCACTCCTAAAGGTATTGTTCACACTAATCCTAATGATTATCTTATAGCTACTAAAAATCCTGGAGCATTAGGTGGCGGCGGAGTTACATTAGTTATAGAAGGTAATGTATACGGAACGGACCCGGATGAAATCGCTACTGCTCTTTTTGATAAACTTAAATTAAAAACAAATGTCTAATGGCAATCAATACAAAAATAACTATAGATGGTAATACAGTAGATGAAAACTTTACTATTCAAATAAGTAAATCTACTGGCGATAATAACATCTCTTCTAACTTTACAGCCACTATAGATAATGAAGATGGAACACATTCTGATAGTTATACAGTAGGAGATGAAATTATTATATATGCAGATGTTGATACTAATCCTCCAACTACTGCAATTTTTAAAGGTATTTTAGAAGATATCAATTTCGATGGTGCTCCCAATAAAGAAAAGATGACTGTAACTGGAAGAGATTATACTGCACGACTAATGGACAGAACAGTAGAACCTGAAGTATATTCTAATCAAGAAGTTAGTGTTATCATAAAAGACATCATAGATAAATATGTAGATGGTATCACTTACACTAATGTTGATACCACTTCTACAATATTAAAAAGAATAGCCTTCAACCAAAAGAACGTTTATGATTCTATTAAACAACTAGCCGAATTGGTAGATTATAATTTTTATGTTGATGAAGATAAAGATTTACATTTCGAAGCAAAGTCGTCTACTTCTAGTGGACAAACTTTTAACAATACTAATGTTCTAAAAGCTAAATTTAAAACTCATAGGAATACAGTTAAGAATCAAATATGGGTTTACGGAGATAGATACTTAGATGCAAGAAGAGATGTTATTAATGCCGACGGTGGAAGCGTATTTACTTTAACTTATCCTCCCCACAATACTAATGTTTCTTATGGTGCAGTGCAAAAGAAAGGGGCTATCTATAATATGGGATATGCTTCAGGAACTAATTATTTAGTTAACTTCCATGATAGACAAATTATTTTTGTTTCAGGAACCACTTACGGAGACAATATTCCAACATCGGGAGGCTCAGTAGTTATTAATTACGATAGAGATTTACCTATTGTTAAAGTTGGAGACAATTATGCCAGTCAAGATAGTTACGGAAAAAGAGTTCATATTGTTGTAGATAAGGATATTAAAGACCCAGACGCTGCCCAAGATAGGTTAGAATCTGAATTAGACACATTATCAGAACCAGCCAAAGAAGGAAATATATCTGTTAAAGGTGTTTTAGCTATTACTCCTACACAAACTTGTATTGTTGATTTGCCTTATCATGATGTAGATAATAAGACTTATGAAATACTAGAAGCTAGATATAATTTTAATAAAACCAATAATGCAACTGAATCTGTATTGAGTCTAAAACTAAATAAAAAATTAGATGACATAACAGATGCACTTAAAGGATTATTAACTGATGTTCAAAGAATACAAGGTGGAGATATTAATGACACTGATGTTATTACAAGATTTCAACATACAACTGGAAGTGTGGGATTAAGACAAAGTGGGTGTATAGTTTCATCAACTCCAATAGGCAGTTCATTTATATTAGGACACCCGATAAATGGTTTATTGGGAAGTTATTCAACTCATACTTTAGGAAGATGGCCAGGTTCAACAATTGTTGTCTGGTCGGGATGTTATCCGTAAAAGGAGGTAAGATGGTATTTACAAATCATGGAAGGTCAAGAACAGCACTTTTATTAGGAGGAAGTAGTTTTACTCCTGCTAATTATTTTGCTATTGGAAGTGGTTCAGGAACAGCATTAGTTACACAAACTACACTATTAGCAGAAGAAGATAGACAAACGTTAACAGCTACAACTTATCCATCATCTCAGAAAGTTAAATTCCAAGCAGATTGGAATAGTGTAGAAATGAGCGGTTTAGAATTAGCTGAATGGAGTATGATGGCAAGCGGTGCAGCTTTAACTGGAAGCATTTGGTCTAGAACTTCATTACCTAGTATTAGTTTTGATGGTACAAATGAACTTAGAATTGAAGAAACATGGGAGGTGTTTTGATTATATAATTTAATAATTTAGATTTATAAACTAAATTATATTTAATATAACGTATTATTAAGATGACTATTATTCCTAATAAAGCAAACGGAGAATCGTTATATGCGACTGATTTGTTTAAATTCATAGACCAAAGAGACGCGTCTACTCAAATAGCGACAGGAACAGGTTCAGAAATAACAATAGGTTCTGTGGTAATTCCAGCAAACTCATTTACTTCTGGATTATTTGTTATAGCACCTTATACTACACAAGGACAAGTTAGAAACAAGGAGATTCGAGTTAACGTTATTTTGCGTGCAGGTTCTAGTCCATCGATGAGTGGACTAAATTTCATAGGCTCACAATCTAATTATATTAGAGAAGTTGATGATGTAACTTCTATTATCGGTAAATTTGGAGGGTGTTTTGCTCACTTTATATCTGGATTAGATCCAACAATAGAAAATTATGTTGCCGTTACAGCCCAAGGTACCAATGGCCATTGTACATCATATAATATGGTC